ATTCGAACACATATGCGTTAAACAGCCTCTTTGGTGCTATGGCCAATAAATATTTTCTATTCTTTGATAATCGAATTGCAGAAGGTATTACGACCACCGGCCAATATGCAATTCAAGCAGTATCACGGACAGCAAATGCTTACATGTCTAAAATCTGTAAGAAGGAAATGGATTATGTTGTCTATAATGATACCGACTCATTATGCGTCTGTTTTGATAATCTAGTTAAACTTTCACCTAAGAAAATGGGGGACGATTCCTCTGCTGATTATATTCTTAAATTTATTAAGGATTTCCTTGGTAAGGAATTAAACAAATCTACTGAGACTATATCGGCTCGGCTAAATTTTTATGAAAACAAACTTTACTTCAAACCAGAAGCTATTTCTTCAACTACTGTAGTTCTCGCCAAAAAGAGAAACTGTCAGAAAGTCATTGATAATGAAGGTGTTAGATATGCAGAACCAGAATACAAAATTACTGGTATTGAAACTAACAGATCATCAACACCAGACTTAGTTCGCGAATGGCTTACCAAGGCAATTCAGATCATTTTGGATACAACTGACCGAGATACTCTGCTAGCATATGTAGATGAATGTCACAAAAACTTCCATTCATATTCTGTAGAAGAGATTGCATTCCCTCGGGGTGTAAATAATATGAAAGAATATTCCGATGTAAATGCAATTTATGCAAAGGGTTGTCCAATTGCAGTCCGAGCTGCTCTTTTATACAACAACCAGATCACAAAGTTAAATCTGACAAATAAGTATGAATTAATTAAAGAGGGTGACAAAATCAAATATGTAGCACTCATCGAACCTAATACACTTCGGGAAAATATTATCGGATTCCCGGATAAACTACCAGAAGAGTTTAATCTTCATCGGTATGTTGATTATGAGACTCAATTTTCCAAGGCTTTTTTAGATCCATTAGTAAAAATAATGGATGCTCTGAACTGGAAGTTAGAGGAAGAGAACAGCTTAGATTCATTTTTTGATTAAGGAACATAATATGAATATAGAAAAATTACACAAAGATGCACTTGATTTTTTGAACAAGCAAACTGATGACGTAAAACATATCAACAGTATGGGATTCTTAAGGTATATTGAAAGTTTTAGAACTATTACTATTGGACTACCGCGGCAATCTGGCAAAACCGAATACCTGCTAAAACTCAAAAAAGATTTATCATGTTTAATGCTAGTTCCAAATCGTGCTATAATGGATCATATTAAGCGGTTTGCTTATGAGTACTCAAATACTAGTTCTGAAATTTTCACTTTCGATAGTATTACCACTCTCGTAGATAAAAATAGATATAGTTATAGTTACCCACCCGGTCTAAAGTATTCAGCATTCCTAATCGATGAATACAGTTTTATGACTCAAACACAAAAAATTCTCTTCATGGAAGCATTGGAACTTTTGCATGAAAGAAGAATGCTTACAAAAGATTTTTATGTGCTAAGACTTGGCACCCCAGCAATTTAACTAAGGAAACTAAAATGGCTACTAATTCATTAATGAAAAAATTATTAAAATCTACTAAGATTAAAGACGCAGCAATTTTTTCTGATTCAATTCTGTTCAATGAGAAAGAAATTATTCAAACCGAGGTGCCAGCAATCAATATTGCTTTATCGGGAGACGTGGATGGTGGACTGCGCCCAGGTCTTACTAGTATTGCTGGTTTTAGTAGGCACTTTAAAACTAGTTACGCCCTACTGATGGCCTCGGCATATCTCAAAAAGCATGAAGATGCTACTTTGCTTTATTATGATTCGGAATACGGAGGAGAAACAATGCTTAAGTCTTTTAACATTGATCCAACTCGCGTTCTGCATATTCCAATTATGAATATCGAAGAATTTAAATTTGATATTATGCAAAAATTAGACAACGGGAATGAAGATGGCATTAAGCGCGGCGATAAAGTTTTTATTTTAGTTGACTCTATCGGAAATTTAGCATCAGTGCGCGAAGCCAAAAATGCAGTAGAAGAAAACTCTGCTCAGGACATGACGAGGGCAAAAGAATTAAAATCAGTTTGGAGACTTATCACACCTCATTTATTGACAAAGAATATTCCCATGGTCGTGGTCCAGCACGTATATGAAGAAATGAAAATGTTTGGGAAAACTATTATGAGCGGCGGCCAAGGTGGTTTGCTTTCTTCCGATAATGTTTGGATTATTGGTAGATCTCAAGATAAAGAAGGAACAGAATTATTGGGGTACAATTTTACTATCAACGTAGAAAAATCTCGGTATGTAAAAGAAAAATCAAAAATACCAATTACTGTTAGATTTGATGGCGGCATTTCTAAGTACACAGCAATTTTAGATATGGCGCTGCTCGCAGGTGAAGTAATAAAGCCCAAAAATGCTTGGTACCAATTGGTAGATAAATCAACCGGTGAACTTATTGGTAAAGCCGTAAGAGAAAAAGATACACAGTCCGAAGAATTTCTTGGTGTGGTATTAAAACGAGATTCATTTAAAACGTGGGTTCGAGAAAAATATCAACTGGGTGCAATGCAAGGCTTACAAGAAGCAGAAGAAGAACTAGCAGCCGAATAAGATTGTACTTCCTGGGCCGGTGTGTTATAATGAAACACACCGGCCCTTATTAGCTTTTAATACATGAAACCAGAACAACTAATCTTTTCTCAATTACTCTCCAATGAAGAATACGTAAGAAAAACGTTTCCGCACATCAAGGAAGAGTATTTTTCATCCCCTGAAGATAAGAATCTATTTAAAATCTATACTAGGTATTTTCAGAAATACAACAAAATACCAAGCAAACAAGCAATGAGAATTGAGATTGAGAATCTCAAAGGATCAAAGTCGGTATATGATGCACTTATAAGTGTATTAGATTCTACGGAAGAATTTAAAGAAAATTTAGAATATCTGGTCGAAGAAACAGAGAAATTTTGCAAACAACGCGCAATTTTTAATGCACTAAGAGAATCGGTTCTTATTGTAGACGGACAAGATAAGAATAAGACTACAGATGCTATTCCTTCTATACTACAAGAAGCACTTTCTATCTGCTTTAATACTTCGGTCGGCCACGATTATATCGAAGAAGCAGATGCACGCTATGATTACTACCATTTGAATGAAGCAAGAATCCCAACTGGATTTAAAATCTTTGATGAGATTACACGAGGTGGATTTCCTCGTAAAACTTTAAATGTTCTATTGGCGCCACCTCACGGCGGCAAATCTTTAATCATGACCAACTTTGCCGCAGGCGCACTTACCGCTGGCTATAATGTGCTGTATATAACGATGGAGATGGCCGAGTTTGAAATTGCCAAACGGATTGACGTTAACCTAATGAATGTTGATTTTGATACGCTTGAGTCGATTTCTAAACCGGTGTTTGATAACAAATTCTCTCAGGTAATTACTTCATCAAAGGGTAAACTTCGCATTAAAGAATATCCAACCGAAGGTGCGCATGCTGGACACTTCAGGGCTCTACTTGAAGAATATAAGACAAAACAAAACTTTGTCCCAGATTTAGTGATTGTTGACTATATGTCGATTTGTTTATCTGAACGACAAAAAGGAGGATCCGGAGCAAATTCTTATACTATTGTAAAAAGTATTGGCGCTGAACTTCGAGCGCTGGCTATTGTCAATAATTTTGCATGTATTTCTGCTATTCAGACAACTCGTGCTGGTGTAGGTAATTCCGACGTTGACATGTCCAATACTTCCGAATCTTTTGGTGTACCTGCAATTGCTGACTGGATGTGTGCCATCATTAATACCGATGAACTCAAGCAACTCAAACAGATTATGATGAAACAGCTCAAAAACCGATATAAGAGTTTGGATGAACCAAATAAGTTTCTAATTGGAGTTGATTATGGCAAAATGCGCTTGTTTGAATTAGAAGAAAATAATTCTAAAGTAAAACCACAGACACAACTTATGAAGAAACCCCCAAGGATCGAGACGGCAAATGACACATTATCTGATGGTGGTGATATGTTTAATTTAGATGTACTACATTCTATTAAACCAGTTAAACAAGGATTTGAAAATTTCAACTTCGATTAAATACTTAAATAATTCTACAAACAAATGTTCAAGGGCTTAAAATGCGCATTGCGTTCTATATTGCTAAAAATGGCAACAAAACAGATAAATTCATATCAGCAGTAACACATTCTAAATATTCACATTGTGAGCTT